GATTCGCAAAGCATCACGTGTTCGACTGTGGTAATCCCAAGTGTGTGCTGTGTTCGAATCCTAGACACAACAAGATGTCTAAAGATAAGCTTACTATTCAAGAGAAAAGATTATTTCAGTCTGAACTACAAGACGATTCCGAATGATAGACGCATTTCAAACTTATAAGTACTACACGGCAGTAAAACTCCATTTGACCACAGATCGCTACGACGTCTTCCAGTCGAATGGTCGAGTCTCAGGATCTAGAGCTACCTTCGATAAGCGTCCAGACAGAGGACTGTTCGAGAAGATCGGCAGGAAGTTTTCTACCCCTCGAGATCTAATAGAGTACTTTGTCGCAAACCTCGCCTACGGCAACGACTCGGTAGTGTACTCTACAACAGCAGACGACTACTATACGACCTGGATATCTCGAAAAGAGTCTCGAACGGCTGTGTTCAAGAAGCAGATGAGCGAGATATATAATCATCTAGAATTAAAGAACCTAAGTGAAGAAGATCTCTACAGCGTAGAAGGCGAGATTCCGGAACTATTGAATCTCTACTTCACCGGAGCAGTTCATCTTGAGACTATGGTTATTCTAGACGAACTAGAAAACTTCTTGCCAAGATGGGATCCTTTGAGTTTGATCTGGGGTGACCAACTGCGCATCATCAATAAGATAAAAAAGTTTGTTAAGTTCGACAGAAGTAAGGTAGAATTAATCTATAACCACTACAGGGAACACGCAACAGAGCTATAACATGGGCCGCACAGTATATAAATTTCGTGACGACGACGAAGAAGATAGACACCGCCGTAAAAGTAAATCGCCAAAACATTCGAGAAATATCCCTGGCAAGGGCATGCGTGTTATAAATAGTTGGTCAGAGGAAGACGACATCGAACTCGAATTCGAAGAAGATGTCAAAACCAAAGACGAATATCTCGATAACACACCGTTTATACATCGTAAATAAAGGAAAATATATGGACATTACTACACTCCGCAAGATGCGTTCTTCAAACTTCGCTAAGATTAGCACCGAGTTCGAGAAGATCGCCAATCCCCAGTCAGACTCTAAGTCTTATCAAGACGACCGCTTCTGGAAACTAGAACCAGATAAAGCCGGTAACGCCTCAGCGACTATTCGCTTCCTCCCTAATCCCGATCCAAATGAGCTCCCTTGGGTTCGAGTCTTCAATCACGGCTTCCAAGGTCCTACCGGCAAGTGGTATATCGAGAATTCTCGTACTACCATTGGTGAGGCTGATCCAGTTGGTGAGTTGAACGCTCGTCTCTGGAATTCTGGTATCGAAGCTGATAAAGAAGTAGCCCGCAAACAGAAGCGTCGGTTGACCTACATCGCCAACGTGCTGATAGTCTCGGATCCTAAGCATCCTGAGAACGAAGGTCAAGTTCGCCTGTACAAATTTGGTAAGAAGATCTTTGATAAGATCATGGACAAAGCTCGCCCAACGTTTGAGGATGAGACACCCGTCAACGTCTTCGATCTATGGGAAGGTGCAGACTTCAAGCTTCGTCAGCGCAAGGTCGAGGGTTATCCTAACTACGATCAGTCGACGTTCATGGAACCAGCAGCTGTAACTGAGAGCGAAGAAGATCTGTTAAAGCTCATGAATAAAGTTCACGATCTCAAAGAGTTCGTCGATCCTAAGAACTTCAAGTCGTACGAGGAGCTTTCTAGAAAGCTCGAGTCGGTATTGAATGGATCTTCAACTCCAGTTCAAACCGCCGAGTCGATGAGTGAAGAGCAAGAAGTACCTGAAGTTAAGAAGGTTGTAAAGCCAGCTGCTAAGAAAGTTGCCGTGACTGCTCCTGATGAAGATGAGGATGCAGAAGCGATGAGTTTCTTTAAGAAGATCGCTATGGAAGAGTGATCCACGTAAGAGTGGATAGTGACGAGGGAGGCGAAAGCCTCCCTTTTTTATGCTGCAATATAAGACGTATTTGATATATAATCGACAAACCCGCCGTCGTTGTTGCGAACAGGAGCTGGCATAGTAATATTCTGTTTATTCGTCGTATTGACGTTGGTTGGAGCATTTACTATAACTGGCGCTGGTTGCGCAGCCGTCATAGAAGCTTGTGCGTTGGCAGCAGATCGATTATATACTTCAGTGCCACTGGTGGCTTGAGGCTTGCTAGCAGCTAGTAGGTCAGTCGCTTTAGCATAACCGACATCGACTTTTCTCTTATCAAAGAATCCTAACTGCTGATATGCCTCGTCTTCTTTGACAATCTCAGCAATTGCCGCGGTATCTTTTCCTTCTTTAGCAGCTGACTTAATCTGACGGAAAGCTCTAGTCGATATCTCTTTTACACCATCTTCATTTTCTACTATACTACCACCCAACATGGCTTTTCCAGTCTTGGGATTAAATTCAGCGAAAGCATCCTGTATACCCACTTTGTCGTTATTAGAATTCTCAGACATTGATAAAACGCGAGTTGAGCCAGCTTCTGTAGAGACTATATTTTCCCTAAAAGAACTTCTAGTATTGCCTTCACTATCTTGCGATGTCGTTAATTGTTTCTGGCCAGATATCTTTGTTACGTCTGCCTCAGGTCTAAATGGATAGAACGGACCAATGCTGACTTTCTTCTTTATAATTGGTATAGTAAAAGAAATCTCAGGTATACCAAAATCTTCTAAGAAAGATATGACGTCGTTCTTCAACTTAATAAAGAATTGTTTTACTGGTTCGAATACTTTTGCTAATGGTTTTAATACGTATTCGTCTAGTAAACCATAAAGTTGAGTTCCAATATTTAAGAGTGGTTCCATTATGTAATCATTAAACATGTCACCCATCCAACTAAAAAATTCCATAACTGGGGTAATAATATACTCGTCGATGGCATTAGCATACCACTTATAGAATTTTTTTACTGTATCGGCGTCAATTAAACCAAATGAGAATACTTCTATTATTCCTCCAAAATATGAACCAAGAATTTCTATAAAACTTTCACCATTAAAGAAACTTTTGACTGCTTCCCAAATACCATTGAATATAGAAGTAACAATCATCGCAGGTACGAATGCTTTTGTAAATACTTTAAGTAAATTCTTAGGATTAAATAAAAACTTTAGAGCAGTCATTAATCCAGTCTGTAACCAACCCATAGCTTTGTCTAATATCCCATCTAAGAATCCACCACTCGATTTTTTCTCAGGAGTAGCTTTTATTGCATTAGGATCTAATCCTTCTTTTTTATTTGTATTTCGTTCGATCTGTGTCAATAGATCTATAACTTGTGCCTGTTGACGTTGTGATTCAATTGCTGCTTCGTCGGAGAAACTATCTGCCGACACTGCTTTAGTAGGTCCACCATCTTCTGAAGCTTTGGCTGTACGTACTTTTGGTTTAGATTCTTCTTTGACCTGTGCTGCAGTGGTTTTTTCCATCGACTGTCGTACACGAGGATCTACTTTCTCTATCTGTTGTGCGAGAGTAGCACGAACTTCAAAAAGCCCAGCTTTCTTTATCTGTTCATCTCGATATCCGGCTTTTTCTAGTCTTGAAATTTCTTCTTCATTACCTCTCATACTTCTACGAAGCTTTTGTTGTTCGTCAAACTGCTTACCATACATCTGTTTTTCTTTTTCTGCTTTTGATATTTTAGCAGCTGCAATTTCTTCTTTAGAATATTTGTTGTCCTTATTGGCTATAATAGCATTTTCTTTTGCAGTCTGAACATTATTGGGATCTACTTTTTTACGATCTTCAATATACTGCGCGCGTGCCGCGCGGCGATTAATTGCAGTAGATACTATACCGCCTGACTCAGCGTCTACTAAACCTGTTTTATTAACAAATCCTTTGAGCGTAAAGAAATCCTTAAAGCCTTTCTTAAAATCTCCTATACGTTCACCAATGGTCTTAAACTGATCGATTCCCATTGATTTGTCTGTGATTTCTTTAGCGCGCTCAGGCGCCATCGACATCTTCTCGATAGCTTTGGTCTGCTTCTTAACTTCCTTAAACAGTTGAATCACATTAGAGTTGAGTTGCTCATCGGCCTTCTCAACTTTTTGATGATGATTCTGAGCCGATAGCTGTAACAGTCTATCCTGCTTGGTGAGATCTGTTAGTTCTGCCAGTTGCTTTTCTTGCTTTTCTAAAGCGTTTTTCATATCTTGTTTCTCTCTATTCTCTGTTTTTCTTCTTCCAGATATTGAATCAACATGGCAACGTAAATCTCTCGCTCAAATGGTATTAGGTTCTCAATGTCTGCTAGACTATACTTATGGTACTGCATCAGAGCGAAGTTATTCTTGTAATAGTTAGCGAGACTTTCATGACAAAGATTAATTAGAAAAAATTTTCGATTCCTTGTATGCTGTGATTATGCATATAGTTACAAACTGGGCAACTAAATTCTATTTTTTTCTCTAACTTAGGCATAGTCTCAAAAAACTGTTGGATCTTCTTAAACTGCGACTGCGTTAGATTATCTAAGAAAGAAATTAATTCTTCTTTACTCTGTTCTTTAGACGAATATATCTGATCACCGGCATAGATGTTGTCGATACAAGACGTGATGACTTCGAAAACAGCTTCTATACTTTCTTCCTTTACACTCTTCATCTTATCGAGCATATCTAAGCTAGGATATTTCATAGTCACACCAACGTCGTCAAAGAGATCAATACTCTTCTTATGATCTGGATGAAATTCGACTTCTAACTCTGTAAGATTGATTGCGACTTTCATCTTTGCCTTGGGGTCATTACACTCAAGGCAGTTGAACACGAGCTCTGATATCTCGCCTACAGACTTAGCTCTAAGCTGGCAGAAGATATATTCTATGTCAAATATAGCTAGATCTTCTACATTTAACTTGCCAAACGTACAAGATGATATAATGTCTTTGATCGTGTTCAGCATTACTGTAGGATCTTCACTCTGCTGAGCGATCAAGAGAGCTTTTTCTTCTTTAACTAAGAAAGCTCTGTACTTAACTTTTTTCTTTAGTGAAGGCACTTTCAATTCATATGTCGGACTCGACATTACTGGTAAAGCCATGTTATTTTTCCTTTCGTAAATTTTCAAGCATCTTGCTCAACTCATTGGTGCTACCTACGAAGATAGCATTATTCGTCACGTTGTTTGCCTGCTGTCTAGGAGTTTCTACTATCTGTTTCTTTCTATGAAGGTCTAGCAATTGAGTGTTTATGTCTGATAAATTTTTCATTAGACCACCTACAACTTCAAAAGCACGAGGATGTTCTGAGTTTTTTGCCACTTCTAAAGCATGATACAGCGCATCTTCACCTTGTGCTAGTAAGTTATGTAGATTGCGTCTAGTCGCATCGTAATCGTGTTCTAAAGCTTCATTGCTTTCTAATTTTTCAAGAGATACATGAGCGACAGGTTCCATCTTACTAATGGGCTGAACATCAAAGACTTCACTCAATTTATCAGTATTCATAATTGTTTCCATTATGTAAAGACACCAGCGTATCCAGTAAATTCACCAATGTTTTCTCTACTAGACGAGCTTATAACGCCATCCACCGAAGCAAAATCGTATCCATCAAATCTATTTTGAAACGATCTAAAATTATTAAAATATTCTGGAGGCATTTCTACAGGTAAGTATCCATAATCATATGTAGGCATAGTGCTGGCTACAGGAGGTATAATAGCTGCGTTGATGCTCTTCTCAGTTGATAGTAGTTTAGTAGTATAATATTCATAACTTATGGTTATACTCATTTTCATTACTTCTTTACCAGCATAATCTAATTGTATAGGTGCGATCGCTTTTGGAAAACAGTTATATAAAGTAGTTTTATATACCATTTCTTCTTGATTATTTCCTACACGAATTTCTATGCTATTACATCTATATTGTTGTGGATAAGAATAATCTCTAGATGTTGGATTTTGTATAAGTTCTATCCATTTGTCGAACAGATGTTTTACAGTCATGTCGGAGTCGACATAAAATCCAAGAGTAACTTGTTCGTACAGTCTTTCGTATGGAACTTCTCTTGTTTCGCCGTACGATCTTATAGGAGCACTAGCAAATGACGTACCAGGAATAGATGTCTGATCACAGAATAAAATTACTCTTCGCATGTTAATTTCTTTCATGCTCGCTAGACTTTCAGGTAGATGTATTGCTACCAAGAACTTGTTATTCTTAGCTACTCCACTTTTTACATGTGAAATAAATTCGTTTAGAGTACTCATAGGCTTACTGAATCTCCCCAGACTCTGTTCTTATTAGACTTAACAAATCGTTCTACCGGTAACATCATAGCAGTATGCCAGTCTTGGCCTGGAATCTCTAGAAACGGAGACTCTACGTGTTCGTTAAGATAGTGTTTTATACATGGTTCTGCGAATCTAAACTTACTAGCTCCAGATATAAGCGACCAGGAATATCTTATCC